AAGTATGACAAGCGCAGCCACAAGAATGACATTAGGCCGGAACACCAGAACGGGAACTATTTGGATAGTTTGGTGAACACGGCGGCTGAATACCTTAAACCTTACGCTAAAATCCTCACGGTGAGAGGCAACGGCAATCACGAATCGGCCATCAACAAAAATCACGAAAGCGACTTAAATGAGAGACTTGCAGAAAGAATCAGATCAACCGGAGGCATTGCTAGGCGTGGAGGATACTCTGGCTACGTGCGAATCCAAGTGTCAGATAAAAACCGCCAGCACGGATCAATCGTCCTCTGGTATTTTCACGGCAGTGGTGGAGGAGGTCCGGTCACAAGGGGCGTGATCCAAACGAACAGGCAAGCAGTCTATGTCTCGGACGCCGACATTGTGGTATCCGGCCATGTCCACGAAAGCTGGCAAGTAGCCATCGAGAGGATCAAGCTCAACCACAAGAACAAGGTCGAGATCAAACGGCAAGCCCATGTGAAGATCGCGGGCTACAAGGAAGAATATGGGGACGGGTATGGGGGATGGCACATTGAGACGGGCAAACCACCAAAGCCAACGGGAGCATGGTGGCTGCGTGTATACATGCCAGCCGCCGAATCGGGGGCGAAGCCAGCGCCGGAATATGAATTATTTGAGGCAAGATAAAACTTGCACTAGACAAATGAACAACTATCGTTGACGATAATTAGAAACCTATGGGAAACTGCTACCAATCGAACTGCGACCCCTGCACGCCAGACTCTTCGGCGGTTAACCAGTTGGTCAGAAACGCCGCCAACTACGCTCGGCAGTCTCAAACATATTCTGTAGACGCTCAAAACGCGGCTCAAAATGCAGAAAATTACTGGCTCCAGTTCAATGCCCTTTACCTCGGATCGTTTGAAGTAGCGCCAACCACAGACAACGAAGGGAATCCGCTACAAGAAGGCGCTCTTTATTTTAATACTGTTTCGGACAAAATGTTTGTTTGGGATAACGGCATGTGGGTGGATTTTGATTTTGATGAGTTCACTCCATTTCTTGCGACAGGGACTACTTCCCAAAGAAACCTTGTCTCTCGCACAGCAGACATTGTAAATGTGCGTGACTTTGGAGCGGTTGGAGACGGAATTACGGACGACACGGCGGCAATCCAAGCAGCACTTGCATATGCGGGAACAACAAAAACAGTCCTGATCCCCAATGGAAACTTTGTTGTAACAAGCAATTGTGTTTCAAATGCACCTGTAATCTTTGATGGGTTTCTTGTAATCTCATCACCAACCGTTAAGTTTGAACTCAAATCGCAACCGATTGTCCTTACCGATTATCGTAAAATTTACATGGGAAGCAATTGGAATGTTAGTGCAGCAAATTGTAGCGTTGCATTAAAGCGCGCTGTAGATGAACTTCTTACAAGCTTCAAATACTATACGCTGGATTGCGAGGGATGGAAGGCAGAACTTCAAAGTGAAATTGAAGTAATTCCTCCCACATCAGGTTTCTTCGGGCAATACAAAACGATCAAGAATTGCCAAATATTCTTGAAATCTGGATTTGGGAATCGAAATGCAACAACTGGAGTTGTTACTGCAAATCCAAACGCATTTGCATTTAATGTAAGCGGAACTACACCTTCAAGCGTTTACGGAATTATTTTTGAAAATACCCATATTTACTGCCAAAAGAACGGCAATGGAATTAAATTTAATTTGCCTGATAATCAAGAAAGTGAGATTAACGGATGCAATATTACGAATTTTTATCTTAAAGGAATTACTGCCGAAAATCCAATTAGAATAAATGCGTGTAATTTAAGTGGCGGAGACTTCGATTTGTATGATGCTTCAAGGACTATTACTGGAATTGAAATTCTTTCAGGGGATAGCGAAATTATTGCAAGCACAATATCTTATTGCAAAATCGGAATATTAAGCGAAAGTATATCATTACTTGTAAGCGATACCCATATATTTAACGGAAGCACAGATAATGAGGCTCCTACAATTCTTGTTCGCAACAATCAGCCAGACCTAAAAATAACTGGATGCTACATTGATAATGGTCCAATTATTATAGAGATGGTTTCAGGATTCAATACATTTGGCAGAATTGGCATATCCGACACCGTTTTTACATGGGGATCATTCTCAAGGGGCAATAGGTCGTTTGTAATCGCAAAGCCGCTTGGAGCAAATTCTGAAATAAGGGGTATTTATGTTTCCGGATGCCAATTTAGAGATTATCGAATTTTCCAAAGAATCCTGAATCACACAGGGAATGGAACTGAAACAACATTTGCATGCCCTCTTGTAAGGCCAACTGCTAGCTATACTGAAAACAATTGCGAAACAACAACGGGAAGCAATCAAATAAAAGTTGAAAGCACTTACAAATATTATCCCGGTCTAAAAGTTGTTGGTGGGGGAATACCGGCAAACACAGTAATTGACAGCATTGTTGATACAGAAACGCTACAGCTTAACAATAACGCAACGGCTACATCAACTACTGCATCGTTGACATTCTCTGAAACATTGGAAGTAAAGGTAAACGGAACACAAGTATTTAATTGGACGCTTTCATCGGAAAGCGGAAGTGCTCAACAACCAACGCAAAATGTTATATTCACATCCCCTCCAGCAATCGGAGCCACAATAGACTTATACGCAAAATACTTTGCAGTAATACCATTTGACATTGATAATTCATCGGGAACAATTGATCCAAATAGCGCATGGGACTTATCTATCTTAAACAATTCATTTTACGATGAGGTGACAAATGTTGCTGACATTGAGCCTAACATGCGTCAAAGCTCATCGCCGACATTAAAAATCACAACGAACAATACCGATACAGATTACGCAGTTGATTGGGGATGGAAAACTCCATTCAGACTTCATGTATTACAAATTGAATCTATTGGTTGGAGGTGTGCTACAGGAGCGTATGTTCCCCCGCCCGTCATCGGATATGATTTTGATACCGCAAGAAGGGGGAAATTGATACTGGCAACGCCAGAAGCCGGAAACGCAATGATTAAGGGGTTTGCGGCTGGCAGCAACAATATTAATCCAGTAGTATAATATATGAACAATTGCATCCCATGTCCTCCGTGTGAAGATCAAGAACCATTGGTCTGCGAGCCATACGGAACCGTAACAAAAGGCAACCGAGTAATGGTGGAGGACGATGCGTTCTGCACAAAGACAATCCAATCGCCCAGCAAGGACTCCATCCTTGTTAATGAAGGCGGGGTTAAATGGCTTGAGGCTCCCGAAGGCAAGGCCGTTCTGGAATATAACAACGGATTTACTTGGTCAACAACGACTGGGTGGAAGGCAATCAATTATAGCTACACGGCATCAAATGGTGAAAAATTAAGTCTTAATACATCCGCAGGGCCTTTGATTCTATCGCTTCCTCAAAACCCGTCTCAATTTGATGAAATAGTTCTAGCAGATCATTCCGCAAGCTGGGGGACAAACAACGCAATCGTTGCTAGAAACAATTCCTTGATTGAAAATCTTGCTGAAAATCTTATCTTAAATACTAATTGGCCCAATCAAATCATCCTTCGCTTTGAAGGTGCAACATGGAGGGTTTATTCTATCCTATGACACTAACAGATGTTATTTCAAAAGTAATTCGATATGCCAAAAGAGTTATCGTTAACGATAATAGTTCTTCGGCTGCGGTGGCGGTAAATCAATCCGGCTCTGGAGACGGCGTTCTTATTACTCAAACTGGAACCGGAAATGCAATTAGAGTTGAAGACAGCACAAACCCAGACGCCACTCCATTTATTGTAAATGCAGATGGAAAGGTGTTGTGTGGAACTACCTCATACATTGATGTCTGGAACACGGCCCAAAATGTAATATTGGCAGGAACAGGAAATTCTGGAATCGGAATTGTATCTGCTTCTGAATCGACAGCACCTCCAGTTATTTCATTTTCAAAAAGCAGAGGAACCAATACAAATGCATTTGTAAGAGTCCAAAATGAAGATGTTCTTGGAACAATCAATTTTGCAGGAGGCGATGGATCAAACAATATACCCGGAGCGAGAATCAATGCCGTAGTTGACAACACACCGGGAACCGCCGATATGCCGTGTCGTCTTGATTTTCTTACAACGGAAAACGGTTCAGCGAATCCGCAACTCCGAATGAGAATTTCTAACACAGGCAATGTTGGAATCAATGTCTCATCTCCCACGGCAACTTTGCATACAAGTGGGAAGGTAAGATTTTCAAGTCTTCCAACAAGTTCTGCTGGTCTTGTCGGTGGAGATATCTGGAATGACGGAGGAACACTTAAAATAGTATAACATTATGTCCTGCTGCAAAACCTACGACCCGTGCCTAGATAGCAAGCTGAACCAAATCGGAAGCTATGCCTCTGCCGCAAGACAGAGCGCACAGAGTGCTGCGGCTAGTGCTGCGGAAGCTGAAGAAATCCTAGAAGAGATTGAAGAGTTTTTCTTTATGCCAACTGGTGGTGGATCAGACAAAGTTTTTTACTTGAACGATAATCAAGTCACGGCAGACTACACTATTCCCTCCGGAAGGAACGCAATGAGTGCTGGGCCAATCACGGTTGTCCCCGGCGTAACCGTAACCGTTCCTCCGGGCCAAGCGTGGGTAATCGTATAATATTATGTCACTACAACTAAACGGAACAATCGGAGTAATTGGCCCAGTCAACGAGGGGTTTGTTACAGCAACAGGATCAACCACCGCAAGGAATCTTGATGATCGCTTCGCTGATGTAATCAATGTTAAAGACTTCGGCGCGGTTGGTGATGGGGTTGCCGATGATACTGCGGCTATTCAGGCGGCAATTGACGCAGCATATCTTAAAAGAGGTGGAATGGTTTATATTCCAACAGGAACTTATTTGATTGGACAAATTGAAATTCCACAAAGAGTTGTTCTTCAAGGCGATTCATCTGCTTTTGTTAATCAATATACAAATCTTACTGCCGCCCCGCAAGGAAGTGTTCTTTTTGCAAAATCAGGACTTAATACAGATGTTGTTGTAATTAGGTGCAGGTTAACAAATAATGCTGGGGTTCTTCAAGAAACAACAATTGGTGGCAACAATACAGATGTTCGTCATTGCGGCGGCATGAGGAATATTATTGTTTGGGGTAATAGATCAAAAAATGCAAATCCAGAAAATGTAAATCTAAATAGTTCTGGAGATGGAATTAGTGTTCAAGGGTCAAGGTATGTTATTTTAGAATCTGTAATTTCTGCTTTTAGCGCAGAAAATGGAATTACTACAAAATCGTATGATTATGGAACTGGCTTGATTTCTTGCAATAACTTGATGTTTTCAAGGACAACATCAATTAGCAATAAACTAAATGGATTTAATTTGTCTGGGGGAGACAGTAGTTTTGTTCAGCTACAAGCTGGATATAATGCTGGCTCTGGATTTTTATTGTCAATGGCAGGAAGCCTGTTTACTGGATGTTATTCTTGGAATAACTATGTAAACGGATTTTATTATGTTGGTTCAGCATCTCTTGGGAACATATTATTGACCGGATGCTTCGCATACGATAATACATCAAATGGATTTAAAATAGGAATTTCTGGATTTGTAACATTAACTGGATGTAATGCATATAGAAGCGGATTGCCAAATGGGGCTGCGCCAACTCCAATTTCTACAGAAAAGTGCAATTATAGAATTACATCTGATCCATATGCAGTATCAATTATTGGTTGCAAATCTAGTGATATTGGTACAGGATCAGCATTTTCTGACTACGGATTTTATATTGATAATTCAGTATATAAAATTTTATTTGACTCAAACTACTCTGCTGGAAGCAATATTGATGACTTTTATATTGCAAATGAATCAAATGTGTCGCTTCATTTTTTAAATCCAACTGGAGGGATTATAGAAAATGCAATACATCCGGGGTTTGTCGCTGGTTCCTCAATAAATCTTAATAGTAAATCTATTTACTCATATCAATATATTGGATCATTTGATTCCGCACCAAATGAATTGGGTGGTGTATTAACAATAGGAAACTCAGATTGTGCCTTTACGCCCTCTGCACCAGTTAATATAACTAGTATTTCCGCAGCAAACTTATCTCCGGCTTCATACCCAAGAGTTTTAATTAGAAACGCATCTGCTGTTAACTCTTTTACACTTGTTCATAATAATTCTGGAATAAGATGCCCCGGAGCAGTCAATCTTGTAATTAACCCATTTGAAGCAATTGAATTAAAAGGATTAAATAACCCGCCAACAATTTGGCAAGTAATAGGAAAATAATTAAAATGATTAAAATAACTCGCATTCTGGCATCTGTGTCTACTGAAAAAACAATGGCTGAAGTTCATGCAGAAATTAATGGGGAAAGTCTTATATTTCCAGACATTGAACTTTTGGAAAATGAAATTCCACTTGAAGAACAAGCAGTTAGTGAAATACAAAAAAAATTATCAGATATTTAATTCAAGCAGAGGTATCAGTATAAAATAACAACTTAAACAATGAGTCTCATCAAAGCAAACGCAGTCCAAGTAGGACAATCGCCAACAGCAACACAGAACTTCACTTTGGCAGTTCCATCGTCGCCAGACGGGACGATTAAGCTGGCACGGGGCAATGCAGGCGCAACTACGCAGGATGTGTTGAATGTTAGTAATGCTGGAGTTGTCTCGTTTCCACAAGGTCTTGGAAATATCAGCACCGGAACTGCTCTTGCAACTGGTAGTACTGCTGCTCGTTCGTTGGCTGACAGGTTTGGCGATGTGGTAAATGTGAAAGACTTCGGCTTAATTGGAGATGGCGTTACAAACAATTACTCCAATTTTTTGGCGGCAAAAACAGCGGCGAATGGGAAAAAACTTTACTTTCCAGCAGGCCACTATGTAATACTACTTCCTGATGCAACAACAATGGGGGGATTTGGAAGCAATACAACTATACTTGGAGACGGTTCATCTAGTTTTATTGATATTAGGACAACAACGAATACATATCTTAATGCGTTTAATATAGGCAATGTAAATAACATATTGTTTGAGAATCTAAAAATAAAATTCTCTGTATTGCCTACGCAAGTAGCTTCATTATTTTTTCTTTCTGGAATATCCAGCGGGATAAAATTTGTTAACTGCGATTTATTTTCAAGTTATGATCAAGTAAACACAGATCATTTAACATACTTGTTTAATTTGAGCAGTAGCGCACTTTCTGAAGTATCAAACTTTGAGTTGAATGGGTGCGCAATTCACAACTTTTTATATCCACTCCTTAAAATAAACGCCGCCACATCCACTCACAAATATTGGAAATTCATAAATAATAAATTTTATGAAAATGATGAAGGTCTTGGATTTAATACTCCAAATGGAATTTATTCTGAAATCATAATTGAAAACAACCTTTTTGAAACCCCACGCAGAGCGGATAGCGGGCTTGTTGCACATCTTGGTTTTGCGTCCGCAAAGAATGTCATTATAGCAAATAACATATTTACTGGAGTAACTGCTGGAGAAGCAATCCATATTGAAGAGGATGCAGTAAGATACACAATAACTGGGAATGTCATAGAGATTGGAGAATTAACCGATCAATTTGTATGGGGTGATGGAATAAGACTGCTTGATAATAATATTGCTGGTCCAAGAACAGCACCATCAAATATTACAATAACTGGAAATACAATAAAAAGAACAGGCTCTACTGGTGGAGTTGGAATTGCATTTCAGTATGATATTGCTGGGCCGAATACTGAACACACCGTTTGCACGGCAAATGTGATTGAAGGATTCGATATCGGAATACTTGTTGACTCATTTTCAAATACGATTCGGATTAGTGAAAACCTAATCCAGTCTTGCAACAAAGGCATACTGATGCCAATAAGCTCGTATCCGCAAATTGCAAACAATACATTAGTTTCGTGTTTAGAGGGATACAACGGATCGGGGCTTGTTGGAGATGGGCATTTTATTTCGTGCGCAAATCCAATAAGCAAATTTCCAGCAAATTCTGTTATATCAACAAACGGTTGGTCTACACAAGTTTCTGGGATTACGGTTGCGGCAACGCCTACAACAACTGCTATACCCATATTCAAAGTCGGAACAAGATTCAATGGAGAATTAAGTATAAATATTGGAACCTTCAACAATGCATGGTCTGGCAAACTTCTTGTAGACTATGACGGAGCAACATTAACATCCTCAATGCAAACCCAATTTGCTTCATCAACAATTCAATTTTCATCATTGTCAATTGCTGGGAGCGACATTGTGTTTACCGCATCAAATTCTGGAGCAGCGGTTACAGATGTAATTCTCCGAGCCAGTTTTTACGGAGTTCATATATTTAACTAATGCCAAGTGAAGGGACAGTATTCGATGGATTCACAAGTATCGTAGCCCAAGACGCCGATACTCATCCATCTTATCTTCCAGAGTTCTATGTAGCAGAGTCGGTGAACCGAACTTTTAGGGGAGGGGTGAACCGCACTAGGCCGAGCATCCGCAACATCAAGATGCTACCGGGTGAGGGGCAAGAGGCGACTATCGTTGACGATATTCAGACGGGCAACTTCCAAGGCTCTTATCTGTATCGCCGCACCAAATATGAGGCGAACGACGGGATTGTGCTGTCCGTCTCGGGGGTTATCTACTTCCTCAAGATCGTCAACAATGTGGCGTATGCCTACAAGCTCATTGATGGGAATGATCCAGCAATGCTGCACACATGGTTCGTTCAGGCCGAAGATCGGCTCTACATTCAGAACGGCTACCAGAATGCGATAAGTTGGGGAGGAGATTTGTCCGTCCCGCCATACCGACTGAATCCATTCCAGAAGAAGATGCCGATTGGCACGATCATGGAGTATGCCTTCGGGCGAGTGTTCGTATCAGACCGCTTCAACCGCATCTACGCTTCAGACATCATATATGGAAATGGATTTACCGATACGCTGAATACCGAGAACTTCACAGAGATTGGATACTGGGCAGAGGGTGGGGCGTTCTCTACTCCAGCAATGATGGGGAATATTACAGGGATGAAGGTGATGCCGGACTTGGGTGACAACCTGCGCGGGCAGGGGGCGCTAGTGGTTCTCTGCGGTGGAGGAGCGTTCTCGATGGATGTCAGCATTCCTAGGTCGGAATGGAATACATCGAACATCCAGCGAGTCTCCCTGCTAGGCCGAGGATGCACCAGCCCCAATGTGGCCTTGGTCAACTCCGAGCTATGGTTCCGCTCCCACGATGGCTGGGCCTTCTATAGCAACAGCCAGACAGAGTTCTACCGCTACTTCTCCATGAGGAAGCTCTCAAGGGAAGTGAACAAGTGGGTGGAGAATGACACGCCTTGGTTGAAGCAGTTCGCCAGCGCAATGTTCTTCGACAACTACCTCATCTCTACAGTAGCCCCAGAGACCAAGAGGACCAACGCGCCGGGTCTTAATAGATATCACCGGGGGATGATCGTGCTGGACCTAGACCAAGGCTCCTCACCCTCGCCAGACGCGCAGCTTACCTTCCGCTGGAACGGGCTATGGACAGGCGTGCGCCCCACCCAAATGCTCGCAGGAATCGTTGAGGGTGAGCGCAGGGGATTCGTGATGTCCTTCGACACAGACAACAAGAACCGCCTCTATGAGATCACGGTAAAGCAAGGGGACGATTACGGAGAGAACGGAACCGTGCCGATCAAGAGCTTCTTTGTAACGGGCAGGTATGACTTTTCCCGCACAGAGAGGACAAACAAGTTCATCCGAAAGAAGATTACGGGTGGAGAGATGTGGATGAGTGAGATCAAGGGCGATGTCACTAGCTCGGTAGAGTATCGAGCGGACAGCAACCCATGCTGGTCTGAACTAAAGGTTCCAACGACCTATGGGTGTGAGCCATGCTCACCTAAACTCATTGCGTCATGCACTCCCCGCCGAGGAGGAAGCCTCTACAAACGCTACAAGTTCAACACTCCCGACCCGGCCAAGTGCAATGACATCGCAGAGATTCCATCTATTGAGGGAAGCGAGTTTCAACTTAAAGTGGATTTGGAGGGCGCTGCCACGGTGGACCGCTTGAGGTTGATGGCGAACATCAAGATGAACAACGACTCTCCAATTGGCGACTGCCCAGAGGATGAGGAGGAGTGCCCAGAAATTTGTTGCCAAGAAAGATATTGGGACTATTCTATCGCAAATGGATAACGAGTCTTCCAGCCCGCAGCTTCTTTTCCCAAATGTCCCAGACGACTTTTGCCCGTCCGGCAATTGGCAAGAGGTTCTCCAGCAGTTCATTGACACTGTTCTGAACAACGGAACGATCAATGTCCCCGGCTTGGGAGATGTTACCCCTGCGGAAATCCAAAGCATCAACAATCAACTAGCAAGCCAGCAGAACGAGATTGATGCGCTGGAGACAAGGGTTGATGATTTAGAGGATCGTAAGATTGTAACGATTAGAACCGGAGTCGCATCAATCACCGCAGGAAACTCGACAGAGAATATTACCTTTACCGCCCTCCCGTCTGCCAGCTATGGTGTTGTTATCACGCCAGTTGGCACATCAACCACGGCGGCGGCGGGCAAATACATTTTACAGTCAGGGCAAACCACGACAGGATTTAGTATCTTGATCAACGATAATCCCGCGACTGTAACCGCAATAAGGTGGACGGCTATCCACACCAACTAAACCATAAACCAAACTAAATAATATGCTTAAAGGAACAGAACCCAAGTTAATGTCTGGTGGCGCGCCCACCCGTGGCAAGATCCAAGAAGGAATGGGAAACAAACCCAATCTCGGAACGAAGAAGGCCACCGCCTATTCTTCCAAGCCCCTTCCCACCTCGGGAAAGATGTATAGCAAGTAAGATTATCGTCAACGATAATGCCTTTAACCCTTGAACAGATGGTCGAGGAGGTTAAGGGCGCGGTTGGCGATAGTGGAACTTGCGACTTTGCTCGGGCCACAACCTACATCAATCGCGCTCGACGCCTGCTCTGGGAGAAGCGTGAATGGAATGCGACCAGCGAATACTTCTGTATCTGCTGTGTCGATTCCTGCTTCATCCTGCCACCACGTTACGGCCAGATTCGGGCGGCATGGGTTAATAACGAGGCGGCGAGCTTGGCAGACGAATGGTATAACCTAACGCCAAATGCGAAGTTTGTGTGGCAGAATAGCTGCCACCGCCAGATCATCGAGGTCGGCGGCAAGCATGTTTTATTCAGAGATTATCTTGCAAAGCCATACCAAATTGCCGTTATGGTTGAAAGCTCAGAAGATGTTGGACTGCCAATAAGTTTTGAGGCGCTTTCTGAATATGGGGGTTACGATCAAGCTACAGCAATAACTATTCCCGGCCCAAATATAGCGAAAACAGAGAAGCTTTACACACGAATAAGATCTGTAAGCAAGCCAAAAACCAAAGGAAGAATCAGGGTTTTTGCATATGATCCATCTTTAGATATTAAAACTTTAATTTCTCTTTACCAACCGGGGGATGTGAATCCAAGCTGGAGGAAGTTCAAGGCACCAAGGGGGTGCAACTGCATCACCATCTATGCATCGAAGACATACGCTGACCTGTCCGACCCGCAAGAGCTGGTCGAGTTCACGCCGGAAGCGATGTATTTCGCATTGTTAGCTATTAACGCCCGCGAGAACAGGCAAGACCAAGAGTTCTTGACTAAACTCTCTTTGGCTGTGCAAGAGGAAGAGAAGGCAATGGAAGGCGACGAGATTCCCACAGCCAGCCCTCCTAGGTTTATGGATTATCGTAGACCAGACAACTTGATCCATGATACATTCCTCTCCCGTGGGACAATGGACTATCTTTACTACCCGTGACGATTACACTGAATAATAAGATTGATGCATTGAGCGTGGAAGGATTCGGCGATCCCGATGACTTCTTGAATCAATGCGATGTTGAGATACTGAAGATGCCGCCAAGGGAGTGTCCGGTGGTTCATCGCTTCACTCCCGGTCTTTATATTAGGGAAATCTTCATGCCGAAGGAGACGATTCTTACCAGCCTGATGCATCTCACCACCCATCCATACTTTATTCTTAAAGGTGAGTTTTCTGTTTGGCATAGAGGGATTGAGGTGCAGCGGATCAAAGCTCCTTACACAGGCATCACCGAAGCGGGGACTCGCCGCTTGCTATACATCCACGAAGATACGATCTTTACAACCTGTCATGTAACTGATTTAACTGACCCAGACGAGATTATCGAGTCGATTACTTCAAGGGACTTCAATCCTTTAGTGGACAAAACCAATCCCCGACTTAATAGTTGGAGATACAATCGCAATCAAATTAAGGATTCACAATGCTAGACCTACCCATTGAGCAGAGATACCGCAAAGAGAATCGGATGTTCCATTCATCTGCGTTTGCGATTGGCGCAGCGGTTGTAGGTGTTGCCGCCGCTGGAGCATCCGCTGCTGTTAGTATTAATGCATCTCAACAAGCCGCAAGGGCACAGGGAGGAGCGTCAAGGAGCGCGCAACGCAGAGAACAAGAAGCACTAGGAAGATTTCGTGAGGCGATGAGCCAAGTGCAAGCTCCTCAATGGAACTTGGCTAGGGACATCAAAGAGGCTGGACAGATTACTAATTATAGCATGGCTCAATTGGAAAAGATTTTTCCCGGCGCTAAAAAACAAAGGCAGATTGCCGCACGGGCTACTGAGTCCTACCTCCGTGGGGAAATTCCGCAAGATGTCCAAGACCAAATCATGCGTAGCGTTGCGGAGTTGGGTGGAGCAGGGTTCCAGCCATCAGCGGGCATGGCTCCACAGGGTCAAATGCCGGGAGGATTCCAAGCAGCCCAAGGATTACTCTCCCGCCAACTAGGATTGACTTCACTTGATCTCCAGATGCAAGGGCAAGGATTGGCGCAAAGCTGGCAGTCAATTGCGGGATCATTTATTGAATCTCCGCTTCAAGTTGGTCAAGCTAGACTTGGCTACGAGCAAGCCGCCGCTGATATTCAAATGGCAAAGGCCGCAGCGGAAGCTGGCATGGCTATTGATCTGTCTGGAAGAACATACGGCAGAGCGGTGGATACGATTGGTTCTAGGCTCGCCGCAAGCCAAGCTGTGGCTGGAGGAATTCAGAGTGTTGGCGGGGCAATTAGCGGCGGTTTAGCGGGATACGGTCAAGCAATGCAAATGCAACAAATGGCACAAGGCGGGCTGGGAACAATGCCTGCCGCATCCGCCGCAGGTGGATATGCAACCCCTAGGGCAGCAAGGCAAGCAGCCCCATATGCGGGGTCAATTAGCAATGTTCAAGGAATGGGATATGTTCCAAGGGCTCAAGCAGCCCCATCCGCAATACGCGCAACAACAGGAGCCTACGGATAATATTATGGCAATACCCGGAATGATCACAGATTTTAATCGTCAGCAAGTCGGCTACGGCATGGCTGTTGGGCAGTCCTTGCAGCAACTCGGCCAGCAAGTCGGGCAGCAACTCGCTATGCAGGAGTATCAGAAGCAAGCCGCCGCGCAGTTGCCGTTTATCAGCGAGCAGATGCAGTTGGCTACCCGAGAGGCTAGCGAGGGTAAGTTCGGGGATGCATATAGCAAGATCATCGGGCTGACTGCCAACCCCTCTGTGACCCAGAACCCTTTTATTCTTCCCGCTCTAGAGATGGGTATGCAGGCTATCAAGCAAGGGTCTAGTCAGGCTTGGTTCAATCTTCAGCGTAAACAACAAGCAGGCGGCGGAACGACAACTAGCACTCTTCCTAGCTTGATGGGAATGTTTGAGGGCGGCGAGCTTGGGGATATGACCGAAGATCAAGTCGGCATGGAAGCGGAGTTTATTGACCAAGGCCAGCCTAATTTTCAACAGCCAGTCGTTGAGGTTCCCCTTCCCGAGCAAGGGCCAACTCCAAGTGCAGTCGCAGTCCCGCCCCAAGAAGAAGAGCTTCCGCCACCCATGGCTGGACGCCAGCCCGCTGCACAACCAACGCCACTCCAGAAGGCCGCTGCAACTGCAACAAAGAAATATTTCTCATTGAGTCCAAAGGAGCAGGAGAAGATGGATGAGGAAACAACATACAGCACGGAGGAGCTTAAGGGAAACTTTGAGGTTGCTCCAGTTGCCGGACTAGGACGCTTCATCCCCGGTGCTACTGGCGTTGGAGTTCCGAA